GGTAACGGCAAGGACGCCGGTAAAAGTTAGCGTATACGTAAATTCGCAACAATCAACGTACAGAGGTCAACTATTTTAGTGGCATCTGATACGAGCCCCTTCACATCAAGCGAAGGAACGGCATCAGAGTACGATGGTGCCCAGGGGTATCGGACGTAAATGAACGCAGTGTTCTTTACTTCCTCTCCTGAGCCAGTTGCGGAATATTTGTCTCGGCGGAATTGCGATACACGATGGGTTGATTCCCACTCAGTACGCGACACAACCGAAGCAGATAAAATCTTAATTGAGGGATCAAGAAGGTTGGTAAACGCGCTCACAGAGCGACTAATGTCTACAACCCTATCTACCATAAATGAATACGGCATGACGGCCCAGACTGTGGCTGGAACATCCTTGAATCTCAAGCCTGCTCTCCATTGAATGTTGTTTACTGGATTAGTCATCTCATATAAAATGGATGCATGCCACTTTCTAGTGGCACTTTTTGTCCAGACAACATCAAAACCCGTCGGGCTGGAACCAATTTCGGTACCAGATCCTGACGCGTCATCGGAGTCGAAGCCCCGCGCATTCCTGCGCTTTGGGGGAACTCTGTCTTTAGTCGTTGCGAGTTGTATCACATCATGCGCACTGCGCAGGAGAGGAGACAACGCGAAACGGTAGGACAACCAAACACTGGCAACAGCCTGTGCTAAAGTTAGTCCTGATTTGCCACGCATTTTTTGTTGCACGGCTCTTTTAAAGGCAGAGGTTAGATCAACTAACGAAGTGATTGGATTCCTTAAAAATCTCAAGGTCTCCCTTAACTCGTAAGCGTCTTCTCCGAAGGCATACGGTGTACTATCTATATTTGCGATAGCAGCAAGTTTTGCGTTTGCCTCAGCATTTGGGTTGTTAAACCCAGAGGTTACCACGTACGAAGGTTCATCAATGCCAGCATAAAAACTGGTGATGGGGCCGTCGTATTGGAACCAAAATGAAGAGGTATTGTAATCAAAACGCACAGAGCCTGCAGCCTCCGTTAAAACGGAGGTTACCGTGTACTTACATGGGTTATTTATGATCTCACCACGAGCAATACGCTCACGGTAGTCACTGACAACAACATCGCGCATAAACTTTACATTTTGTAAAAATGTCCGACTTGTGGCAACATATTCTGTGCCAGTAGAGTCAGAGTAGTTTACGTCGAGGGTGGTTTCACCACCAATGGATTCGCGTTCGCGAATTTCACTTGTCATTAGTCAAACCTCATGATTGTAGTTAAGATCCCGATAGCACGCTTAGCTGCGTGCT